CGGGGACTGCGTTACTTTTGTGCATGGTTCCGATACCTTTAACAAGCGTGCCGGTGTAATACATTGGCTGAAGTCTAGCTGCAACTCCAGTTGTATCGGGGGCACTTCGGTACTCGGGAGCTTGTCGTCGATAAGGTTCTGGAGCGTTTGATCGAACCCCTTTGATAGTTTGTCGAGTGCGGCAAGCACTGCTTGTCTTTTTCTTACGTCCATCTGTTGTGTAGTTGTTAGAGCCATAAATCATTCCCATAAATAAAAAATCCCCACTGATTGAAGTAATATTATACAGCAATCAGTGAGGAAAGTCAAGCATTATTTTTATTAGAGGTCGTTAATTTCTTCGCCAGTCTTGTGCGAAGACTCCTCTTGCTCTTGCGGAGTCATTGCAGTTTCCGGGCCAATCTTCAAAGTCTCCCAATCCATAGTAGAGGTAAAACTTTGCATACTGGCAGAGCGCATTTTTACGCAGTTAAAAGTAATGCATTGGTCTTCTTGGTCCCATGTATCAAGTGAATATGCTGCATCTGCCGCATCTAAGATACCTTTAGCAAAGCGAGCCTCGCCTGTTGCATCTGTTTGATACGGAGAAAATACAGCACAATCATACTCTTGAGCCATAGACTTTAAAGCCTTACTAACCTCAATCTGTTCTGTCCAGTCATACTGGCCTCCTCGCGAAGGAAGGTGGGAACGCTTAACTTGGTTTATATAGTCTACAACAATAACACTAGCACCGATTTTAGAGACTTTCTTATCCAACTCTGCACGTATCTTGGCGATAGTGAGGCTAGGATCGTAAACTACGTCTAACTGTTGAGTCGGGAGAAGCTCATGGTCAGTAGTAAGTTTACGGTGAAACTCGTTATAATCTTGCTTTTCGTTTCTCTTGTATTCTAGTAATCGTTCATGTCCGTTGACAAAACGACTTGCTTGCCAAGCAGCTATTTTTTCCCACTCAATGTTCGTAAGGTTTCCATTGCGAATCCTTGAGAAGTTGACTCCAGTAGCAATCGAACAGCATCGTTGCAATATTGATCGACTATCCATTTCAATAGTGAAATAAATAGCTGAACGTCCAGATTGAAATACATTGTTTGCAACATTAGCACAAGTAATAGACTTACCTGAGCCGCGCTTACCGCCCACAAGAATCAAATCCTTGGGGCTGAAAGTAATACTTTCGTCATAAGCTGAGTTCAGGCCGAGACCAATATGCTTGGCAAGTTCTTCTTCTGGCTCCATTAAGTGTATGCGCTGCATACTTTCTTGGGGAAGCTCAAGATCGACTTTATCCTCGATGTCTAATACTATTTGATGAAGCTCTTGCACAGATTCATCTGCTGTTGCAAACAACACAGTGTTGTCGATATACTTATCAAGAGATATAAGAATCTCTTTCTGAGCATACTCATTTTTCAGGTACTCAAGCAGAGTAGCAGGGTCTACATCTACTTCAACAGACTCAATGGCGAACACTTTGTCTTTGGTAGGTGCGTGTCTAGTACTTAGCTTGAGATCATCAAAAGAAGGGAACTGATGGTGAAGTTCACAATGTTTATCAATTGCTTCATACAACAGATGATATTCTGCAGAAAGATACTCTTTACGCAGATAGCTCCACGTCTCAAAGTCCTCCACAACAATACACTGCTTAATTAAAGCACTAGATATATTCAACAGTTCCCCCGAACATTAAAAACCGGCCCCGAAAAGGACCGGTCCCTTACACAAAAAGTTACTACGCTTTAGCGGCCCGAGCGGCACCATCGTAGTCTGACGCGGACAAGCCACGACGAGTCAACATAGTTTTCACGCCTCGAGCAGTCTTGCCAATTGTGTCTGCAATTGCCTCGACAGTCATAGCAGCAACATCAACACCCTCTAGAGGGTCAGCATTGCCAGAGCCTTTTGTATTCTCTTGACGAGGAATAGCAGCAATATCACCAGAACGCAACAGGCTCAAAGCCTTACCACGAATGCTGTTAACAGAGCGGCCCAATGCTTCAGCGATTGCCTCAACAAAAGCACCATCATTCACCATAGAGACGAATGTAGTTTCCTCATCAGGAGTGTAAGTACGCACACTCTCTACCTTAGGGGCAGGAGCGACGTGGTCAGTCAATTCCATAGACAAGATTTTGCCTTGGATAGACTTAGGTGAGAACTCACCGCCTTCAAAATGCTCAGCAATTTGAGCATATGTATACTGACCAGTATTGTCAGTAACAAAGGCACGGAGAGTAGCTTCTTGGTCCGCAGAAAAAGACTTGCCTGCGGCGGCAGAAGCAAGCTCTACTTCAAAACCCATCTTTCGCAGTTTGCTAGAGATAGAACGAGCAGAGGTTTCAAGCTGGTCTGCTGCTTCTGCAACAGTAGCTTGGGATACGGGGCTTTCGCCTCCGACAAAATTTGTGAGCGCTTCAGTACGCTCTTCGGTCCACTTAGGAAGTGCCATATTTAATTCTCCAAAAATGATCTAAGATCAGTTACTATAGTCACGCCAGTATTTCTGGCCTGTCGAGTTTTAGCAGACTCAGTCTCACCTTCATTGATGAGAAAGCCTACCTGTTTAGTTAGACTAGATTTAACTTCGTATCCAGCCGTATTCAAAGCGGTTGTAGCATCAGCTTTGCTCTTGAAACTCTTCAAGCGCCCACTAATACATACAGTGCCCTTACTCACAGCAGGAGGTGTAATGTCTGAGAAATACCAGCTATGCGGCATAATTTCTAGAAAGTAAGGTAAGTCACTCTCCATCCAGTCTAGTAAGTTTTGTGTTGCTTTTGGTCCTAATCCGGCACGTTCACAAGTGTCTGCATTAATATGAGAAATATGATTTATAGTCTCAGACAGCTTCAGTGTTGCCGTTTTTCCGATTAAAGGAATGCCAAAGGCGGGTAAAAGAAGCTCGAGGGGAGCGTTAAACGAGTTAACGATTTCCGCCTCAAGCTTAGATGCCACTTTCTCGGAGCCCAACGATGCTAAGATACTTTCGCTAGAAGCGTTGTAAATTTCGGACGGGCAAGTCCAGCCTAACTTCTGAATAGACGCAGGGCCGAGACCCTTGATCTTCATTGTTTTAGCAAAATGTTCCACAGCCTTAGCATTTTGTGCAGGACACAAATGGTTACGGCAGTACAGAGAATCATTTACCCACTCTAACTCTGCCTCACAAGAAGGACAGTTAGTAGGGAAGGAGATTTCTTGAAACATGGACTACTCCGATTAAGTGAAAGGATATTATACGCAAAGTTGAGCTAAAAGTCAAGAGCTATTTTTCTCGATGTCCACTCGTCGCACGATTCGTGGAATAATCTCTCCACTACGTATAACTTCAATTGAACAACCTATCTCTAGGTTGAGAGAGCGAATGTACTCAATGTTGTGTAGAGTTGCACGGCTCACGAGTGCATCCCCTACTTCGACAGGCTTCAGTATGGCGACAGGGCTCACGACCCCTGACTTGCCTACTTGCCACACAACATCAAGCAATTCTGTAATCACCCCCTCCTTCTTCTCTTTAAGAGCGAAGGCCCCTCGAGGGTGGTGAGCTGTATATCCCATTTTATAGAAAGCAGTATAGTTATCTACCCTAAACACCTCGCCATCCGTAGGATAGCTAGTTGCATCGAAGAGAGTAATAACATTAAAGCCGTCCTGGGCCAAATGGTCCATCGCACCAGTAAGCCGCTCAAACTCGACACCTTGAATATCGTATGCGACAAAGCGTAAATCTTTGGCACGAGAACGAAATTCTGAAGCATCTTTAAGGTTGAGCGACCCCGCCGCGAAGTTTCGAGCATTTGGGATCGTATCGGGCGCTACGACCTCGCCAGTAATCTGAACTTTGTCCAAAATACTGATCTGTTGTGGCACTAGCTCTTCTAGCTTTAACGTGATGTCACGACCAAGATTGCCGTCACCCCGAGTTAAAGCCTGAGCCAGATGGCCGTTGACATATTGCAACGACACTGCCGCCCCATCGAGTTTTGGAGTACGCACCATAGGAGCAGTACTAGGCTCTATGCTATTTAAGTCAAAGACTTTTTGTAGAGAATACATACGATATAAATGCGGGATACCGTCAGTAACGACGTGCCCAACAGAATCGTAGTTGTATAATCTTGCTAATGAATCAAACTCAGCATCCGAGATTATCGGAGTGCCTGAGTAGTACATCGCAGAAGCCTTTTCCAAAAAATGTTGCATATAGTTTCCTCACTCAATAAACAATATTATACAGAAAGAAACAGGAAAAGTCAAGAACTATTTTGAGTATAAGTCCTTAATTAAATCACTAAAGTGTTCTTCAATGATTTCTTTACTTTCTGCAAGTGATAAGATTTCAACTAACCCGATAAAGAGATTTCTTGAATTATCAAAATCAAGAGGCATGGCTATGCCTTCACTGCTAGGCTTCCACTCTTCATTAAAGTCCATATAATACTTACGAACGTGTAAGTATTCTACTCCTCTAAAGCAGTTTATGGTAAGCCTAACTTGGACTTCCTTCGCACTATCATAGTGAATTACCTTCTCATATACTTCTGGTGCTTGATATAGCTCCATTTTAATCTCCGTTCTTTAAGATCGAAGATAAAGGAACTACACTTGTCACATTCTGTGGTTTGAGTAGGCGGAAGGAATCTGTATCCCAACAAAAAAGCAAAAGTGTTGGATCTGTCTCTTTTGCTCTGTTTTTCTTTTGTTGAATATAAGGCGTGCTAAAGTCCAATGTACAAACATTGTATTTTAGTTTATTGCTGTTTTCACTACGATAAGTAATTACAGCATCACCATAATCAGTAACGAGCCGTATTAGTTCTTCTTTTTTCACAGATACTCCTAGTGAAGCGGGTTGGCAGAATCTTCTGTCGTACCGTCTTGCTTAGGGGTGTGAAAGGGGCTTGCGCCCCAAGAATTAACCGTTTACTGCTGCGATGATACCGGCAAAATACATTGCTGCTTTGCCCGTCAACTTACTAACGATTTCTTCGTCAACTTCTTGACCTGCATCAGTAAGTGCTGCTGTGAGCGATTCGATAGCTGCGGCTTTAGAAACTCTACTTGTCGCTGCTCCACTCGCTTTTGATGTCCCACCAGATGCGGGGGACTTTTTTACATATACGCCAGCCTTAGTAAGAACCATTCGTACACCGTTTGGTGACTGCTCGAACTGCTCTGCGATTTCTGCGACGATCTCCATGCTGTTTTCTGGAGTTGGATTACCGGCTTCATACGCTTCGATAACCTCTGCTTTTTGTTCGTCTGTCCACGCCATTTTACGTTTCCTTCTAGTTTGTGATTGTGTTGCTCCAGGACAGTTTCCTGTAGCTTCTAATTGTGCTAAATAAAATCTATCGCCCACTTTCTACCAAGACTAAGTAGATTCCTAGGGTTGCCGCACAGGCGGCGAATACGAGCATTCCTGCTAATAATTCCATTTGATACTCTCCTCATTTCAATATAGTATATTATACCGACAACAGTAGTGAAAGTCAAGAAATATTTTTAGGTATCTCCACATTAAAAACAAAAATATTCGGGTAGCATAATACCTTCTAGGCTTCTTTGGGTAAAAGAATATCTGCCTTCTGAATAAAAACCCAACTCCTCCCAATTTACGCAGTTCAACATTTCTGCTGCCACCTCTGCGGACTCATTAGAGTTTTTAAGAAATATTCCTAGTATAGAGCCAGAGTAGTATGTACACGGATGAGTAAAGAAAGGATCCTCTGCTCTGGTCTTTACATTTACATATACTCTAGGGCCTTTCGCTTCATAACATTTACGCCCCCACTCAAACCAATTAGCTTCAGTAAATTTTTTAACTCTTCTAGCTAGAAGCTGTTCTTTATGGTCCGCTAAGTGAGGGTGTTCTATGTTGTAGAACATACGCTTTGTTTCTCCAGTTTTTTGACTACTAGAGACTACAAAATCCGTATTACCTTCTGGATGTTCAAATATCTTATCTGCTCCAGAGGCACCTCCAACTTTGACATAAAAGTGATCTATAAAAGGCACAGTGTAGTTATCGGCAGTAAAGATTAGCTGCCCATTTAAATTTTTTAAGTGTTTAGACTTATTATCTACAAGTATTGTTCCTTGTGCTAGTCCCTTGACATACCTAAATATAATAGTATTTGGACTAAAGCCGGGAAAAGCATTTTCTCCCATATGATAAATATGAGTATAAGCACCTGTTCTAGCCATCATATCATTTAGTTTTGAAGCGCTGGTAGCTTTCAACAATTCTATAGGGACGATAAAAATCATCTCTCCTAAATCTTCGAGATGGTTATAGCACTTCTCTATAAAGTGCCAACATAAATTTCCTCTACCATCTATATACTCAGACGTCATTTCTCTCTGAATATTTTTATACGCTACGTAAGGAGGATTGCCTATAACTGTTGCGAATTTTTCTTCGGCAGGATAGTCGAAAAAGTCCATATGAATAGCTTCAGGAGTTACTATTTCATCGTCTAGCTCTATTGCTATGCAATCTAACTTAGACGAAAAAGCTCCTTTCCCCGAAGAAGGCTCCAACACCCTGCCAGAGTTTTCCATGAGCCCTAGCATTTTATTTACAACGTCGTCAGGCGTAAATACCTGACCTAAGTGAGTTTGTTTAAACATTTAAATACCCTTACTTCAAAACTTCTATTTACAGCCTCAAGAGGCTCTATTACTATTTTTTTAAACGCTTCTGTTGTATCAGTACAGTGTGTCCAATTTTGGTTATCATTCCACTTAATCTGGAAGGGTAAGTTTGAGGGATTCTGTTTTACGGATACAGACTTCAGAGGCGCTACAGTGAAGTCTTTTCGAATTTTATTAAACACTATAAAGCCGTAGTCTCTTTCAAGATCAGGAATTTTATAGCCTGATATTACTTTCTCTATCCTGGAAAGTAGAGGCCCAATATCTTTACTTTTATTGTTTCCTGTATCAAAGTCAATCTCTTCATCAATAAAAGCATATCGTAATGCTTTATAGTTTGCTGCATTATCTGAGGCTGTACCTTGTGTTGATTTTATATTAAAAGGAAACCCGTCAATAACTACATCACACCATGCTCTAATAGGCATTTCTTTTAATCGGTCTCCAAAATGCTTCTTTAGTAGGCTAACAATATCTTTCTCATCTGTGTTCGAATTTAGTCTGCCATCTTCGTCTGCGTTACTGTTATTGAAAGTCTGAGTATCTAAATACTGCTGAATTTCTGCTAAAAGTTGCTTATACATTTTCTCACCTAATTATTTATTGTACACTAGTATACAATAATCAGCAAAAGAAGTCAAGATTTATTTTTAGATACGTGATAAATCGACTCCGTATTTTTCAAGGTGTGATAACTTTCCGAGATCATAAGCAAGGGAGTAGGCGGAAAAACCACCCTTCTCTATGTTTGCCCACTTGTCTATATCTTCTCGAATGTCTTCCAGAATGTAGATTCCATAGCATTTACTACTGTACTTCTTCTCGTAGTTTACGTCTACGAATCCTGCTTTTTCTGCTTGGTAGTCGATGGAGACTTCGTGATCGACTCTTGCGGGCTTGTTGTAGACGGCTGACCAGACGATTTCTCCTGGGGAGAATGATTCCGCAAGGCATGAATCAGGGAGAGTAACCGTTCCACTTTCGTGTCCAGTACTTGGGACTCCGACCCTTTCGATGAGGCTTCGGACGAATCCACTGCTTCGGTAGAGTCCTGCTGCGATTTCTGCAAGGGAGTCTCCTGATAAGTATCGTTCAACTGCTTCACAAATTTCTGCATCTGTCGCTCCTCTTCCGCGATTTTGTTTTTTACGTAGCGCTTTATACTCTTTTTTATCCTCGTAATCATCAATTATTCTCTGGAGGCGGGTGGTATTGTATGCTATATTCAGCATACTGCATGCCTCCTTCTTGGAAATAGGTGTTTCCGCACTCAACAAAGCTATAACTTTCGATATATTGCTGTCGCTCAGGTTCTCGTAGTCTTTCTTCTTTACTCTGCGTACCAAAGATTTTCTCCCAATTCTCGTAAAATGTTCTTGTGTTCTCTACTCTTGATCTGC